AAACCATCGCTCTGGGTTTCTCGCTGACCGAAGAGGCCATCGAAGATAACCTGTATGACAGCCTGTCGGCTCGTTATACCAAGGCGCTGGCTCGTGCGATGTCCTACACCAAGCAGGTAAAAGCTGCGGCTGTTCTGAACAACGGCTTCTCGTCTAGCTACCCCGGTGGCGACGGTGTTGCTCTGTTCAGCACCCAGCACCCGCTGGTATCGGGCGGCACTAACAGCAACACGCCGTCGACACAAGTTGACCTGTCTGAAACCGCGTTGGAAAACGCAGTCATTCAGATCGCCGCTTGGACTGACGAACGCGGCCTGCTCATCGCAGCTCGCCCGCGCAAGCTGATCGTGCCTCCGGCATTGCAGTTCGTAGCAACACGCCTGCTGGAAACGCAACTGCGTCCAGGAACCAATGACAACGACGTGAACGCGATCGTTAACAACGGCTCCATCCCGGAAGGCTATACGATCAACCACTTCTTGACCGACACGAACGCATGGTTCCTGACCACCGACGTTCCTAACGGCATGAAGCACTTTGTTCGTATCCCGTTGCAGAACTCAATGGATGGTGACTTTGACACCGGCAACGTCCGTTACAAGGCTCGCGAGCGTTATAGCTTTGGATGGAGCGATCCACTGGGTATGTTCGCATCACAAGGCGCCTAATAAGTCATTGATTTATAAGGCAAAGAAAGGGGCTTCGGCCCCTTTTCTTTTTTCTCTTGTGTTACTCGTTACATTAGTGTATTCTGTGGTTACTTTCACAGGAGGGCGTTATGGCACGAGGGATCTACAAAATTATCAACGTGGTGAACAACAAGTTTTATGTGGGTAGTGCGGTTGACTTTACCGTCAGGAAAAGAAAACACTGGTGGCAACTACGCCGTGGCACCCATGGAAACAAACATCTTCAAGCGGCATGGATAAAGTACGGCGAGGAGTCTTTCAAATTCCTGATAGTGGAAGAATTACCAGATGATGCCGATCTGCTGGCGGCGGAGAACGTTTGGCTCAAGGAGCATGTCGGCAAGGAGTATTGCTACAACTTGGCTATGGATGCCACAGCACCGCAACTTGGCATGTCAGGAGAAAAGAATGCTATGTGGGGCAAAACCTTTTCCCACACCGAAGAAGCCAAAGCCAAGATTGCTGCTGCCTCTGCTGCCCGCGTGCAGACCGAGGAGGAAAAAGCCAAGCGCCGCAAGTCTATGAAAGGGCACCATATCTCTGCGGCCACGAAAGCCAAAATCTCCGCCACCCTATCTGGCGAGGGCAATTACTGGTACGGCAAGAAGCGTCCTGATCATGGCGCCAAAGTTAGTCGGGCTGTGATAGCCAGAAGACCTGACGGCGAAACTGTTTATCCGAGTATTGCTGCCTTGCGGGAAGAGCTGGGCATTAAGCCACCAACAGTCAATCGGGCGCTGAAATCTGGCAAGCCGCTGACTCGCGGCAAGTATGTTGGATGGCAGTTTTTATACGCATAGTTTTTCCCTTGCAATTCCTCTCTGGTCATTGTATAAGCCTATTATTCCGGGGATCCCGGTATGGCAAACAGTCCCGGCTGACTTCAAGCAGATTGCCATACTGAACTCGCTTGAGAGGACAATTCGATGGCTGTATCTACTACCCAAAGCATCTGGCGTTCGGGCGGCGGTGATAACACCCGCCAAGCCTATTGCGGCACCGGCGTCATGGCAGCAACTTTCTATGTTGCTAACGCGGCAGTTTCTGGCAACGTTGTTGTTGCACAGGGGCAGACTGCTGAACTTATTCTTCCTGCAAACGCTGTCGTCACGCATGTGATGATCACTGACGCGCTGACTTCTGGCACGATGAATGTTGGTTATGTCACTGTAGACGGTGCGACCAACAACAAGTCGTATCTAGCCAACGGTGCTTCTGCTGTTGCGACTATTACTCCCGGCTCTACCGGCAACGGTGCAGGCTTGGGTCTGGTGATGAGCGCTAGCAAGAACGTCAAGGTTACGACTGAGAGCAAGAGTTCGGCGACAGGCAACTGCGGCGGCATCATTTTCTACTACGTCACCGACTATTTGTTCGGCCAGCAGAACAACTGATAGGGGGCCGCTATGGCTATGCAATCAGACGTTCGGCCTGGTATATGCCCCGCTAACGCGACCACTATCGTGCTGGAAGGCCGCACCCGTTTAAAGGGCGGCATCATCCAGTTCAGCAGTGCGGCTACGGTGTTGATTAAGGATGGCGGGTCTAACCTGATTTCCTTTACAGCGCCGGGCGTAGCGGGTGTAAGTCCGCTGAACATCCCTGATCAGGGAATTATCTGCAAGTCAAACCTGACTGTTGTGACCAGTGTTGGCGCAAACGTGACGGTGTTCTATGGCTAAGAAGACCCCATCCCTGTCTATCGGTCGCGGCGAAAAGCTGCCCGTGTCAAAGGGTGCGGGTCTGACAGCAAAGGGTCGAGCCAAGTACAACCGTGAAACCGGGAGCAATTTGAAAGCGCCGCAGCCGGAAGGTGGACCGCGCAAGAAGTCATTTTGCGCTCGAATGTCAGGTATGCCTGGCCCGATGAAAGATGAAAAAGGCAGGCCGACAAGGAAGGCCGCCGCCTTGAAAAGATGGAAGTGTTAACCGTGGATCTTGCATTTGTCTGGAATGGCGCTCTGTCGCTATTTGTGGGCTTGTTTGCGTATATTGCCCATGAGAAGTTCTCGGAGCTTGCGCGTATCACGATCTTGTTGAACAAGACCCGTGAGGAGATTGCACGAGACAACGTCACGAAGGCGGAAGTGGATCGCATTACTGATCATATTGACCAGCGGTTTAATCGTCTTGAGAACAAGATTGACCAACTGCTTGAGTCAAACAGGAGAGTGTTATGAAGCGCAGGGTAAAGCGTTACGCCGAAGGTGAGATGGTTGAGGGCGATGAGATTCCTATGGACATGGAACCTCGTCGTTCTATTAAAGATTACATGACTAATCCTGCCAAGGAAACTGAAGGCAGTTATACGTCTCCTGAAAAAGAATACGAAGCTGAACCAAAGGCGCCGGCAAAAAAACGCAAGCGCAAACAAAAGTATGCTGACGTTGTGAAAGCATCTGAACTTGGGTCGCAAGATTTTTCTTCCAAGCCATCTGCTGAAAAAAAAGAAGGCGCACCAGGATATGCTGGACCTGCTGCACTAGCTGGCGCATCCGCAGCGGCAGCGGCAGCAAAAGCGGCTATGAAAAAATCTCCTCCGCCATCACCGCGAGTTGAGCCTACCTTGAGTTCTTCAAAAGGATCTGCCAAGGGAATGCCCGGCAGTAGTTTGAAAGACCCATACGCTATGCAGCTTGGTAGCGATTTAGATGTCAAGCGCAGCGTTAAACGTGGCATGAAACGCATGGGCGAAGATAGCAGCGGTATAGAGTTCAACAAAGGCGGCAAAGTATCTAGCGCATCTTCCCGTGCTGACGGAGTTGCCCAGCGTGGCAAGACTCGTGGAAAAATTTGCTAGTTTGGGGTGACCTATGGCTAAGACGAAAAAGGAGCTAGATAAAGAGAAGAGGGCAGCCGAACAGGCAAAGGCGAAGGCTGACCGTGAGGCTAAAGCAAAGGCTCGCGTTGAAGAGCGGGCAAAAGAGAAGGCTGCTATAGAGGCAGAAAAAACTCGCTATAAGTCTTTGTCGCCAGAAGAAAAAAAAGCAGAGGATAAAAAACGCGCGTCTGAAGCAGAAAAAAAACAGATTGAGGAAATTAAGGCAAAAGTGCAAAAACGTTACGATCTTTCAAGAGATGAGGAAAGGTTATTAAGAAGATCACAACTGTTGGAAAATCCTCTTTTATATGATGAAAATAAAGACCGTATTTCTAAAATTTTTAAAGATTCAAACGAACGTCTTGAATTTTCTAAAAAATATCAAGATTTAAAAGAAAAAGACATTGCAGAAAGAAAAAAAACAGATCCATATCTGATGATGGATAAGTTATTTACAAAAGAAGGAAAAGATTTTTACAAAAAAATTCTTGCTGATTATGGTGGGAAATTAGATCAAAAAGAATTAAATGCTATATATCGGTATGACGACAGTCTTGCCACAGTACGACGACAGGCAGAAATACCAAAGCATAGGTACACACCAGAGTGGCAAGAAAAACTAACGGCTCAAACGTTGCGCGATAACGAGTTGGCGATTGAACGAGAATTAGATGATCAGTTGAAGTACCTTGCAAATTTAAGGAGAGAAAAAGAACAAAAAAAATACTGGCAAAATTTTGATCGTGAACATAACACAGCTTTATATTTAAATGAGCTAGCAGATATTGATGATTTGATTGCAAATCCAGATCAGTATAGGAATTCCTATGCGTATGCACAGGATTATGATGTTGATCTAAAAAATGCAATAGCACGACGCGCAGAAATACAGCGTGAGTTGGGGAGCTTGGGATATCGAGGTCCAGAACGAACATCTGCCATGCCGAACTACGCGCCCGTTGCTTTGGCGGCAGAGCCTGTTGTTGCTGCTCCGGTCACGCAACCATCTTCAATGACTACGGCAAAAACCGAACCACAAGGTTTGCCGAAAGTTTTGGAAATGAAAGAAGCGGCAGCCCAGCCTGTGTATGAACTACCGCAGGAACCTATTGCTGTAGCACAGCCGCAACAACCTGCGCCACAGCCTACTGGTTTAGCAAGTCTGCCGCCGCAAAGAATGTCACAAGCGGACATAGATGCGTATGCGAAGACATACAACGCATACACTCCGAACACACAAATATCTACGGGGACGTACGATCCTGCGTTAGAGCAGAAACTTGGTATGACTTTGAATCAAGTTTTGCAACCAAACACGACTACGACTATGAAGCGTGGCGGGTATGTAAAACCGAAGGTTCCGGTCAAGAAAAAGTCTGGTTATGTTTCAAAGAACCAATCTAAAACTGCTTCACGGCGTGGAGACGGTATAGCGCAGCGCGGCAAAACTAGAGGACGAATGGTATGAAGAATCCGCAGAACAAAGTGCGCACTGTCATGCGCGAGTTCAAGTCTGGTGAATTGAAGTCATCTTCTGGTCAGAAGGTGACAAATCCCAAGCAGGCCATTGCAATAGGTTTATCCGAGGCTGGCCTTTCCAAGAAAGCCAAAGGAGGCGAGATGAAAGAGTCAAAGGCAATGGTCAAGAAGGAAGTGTCGTTCATGAAAAAGAAGGGCGCTCCGAAGTCCATGATCAAGCATGAGATGGGCGAGATGAGTGGCATGAAGCATGGCGGCAAGACCAAGAAGATGGCGGGCGGTGGCCTAGCTGCCGGTCACAAAGCGGCTGATGGTATTGCACGCAAAGGCAAGACTGACACCAAACAGGTCAAGATGGCTAAAGGCGGCATGATGAAGAAAGCCTACGGCGGAAAGTGCTGAGGAGAATGAAATGAAAAAAATGTCACAACGTTCGGTTTCAATGCGGCCACCTGCTCGTGTAGTGCCGGCAGAAGTGTCTGCGCGGAGACAGCAAGATGCAGCAAGGCGAGTTGCTGAAATGACCCAACAACGTCCAGCTATGCCCCTGCCGACTGCTAGGCCACAAATGGCAACGCCTGCAATGCCAGTTCAATCATCGCCTGTAATTACAAGGCCGCCGATGGCTTCAATGGGCAGTAATGCCATGATGGGTGTTCA